TAGTTTGCAGAAGCTACGGGGCATTCGTTGGAGTTGATGATGTATGCCCTCGGGAGAGAAATATTTACGGTAATGTTGATTTCTTTACTGGTACGCCAGTTGAGGGAATGGTTCGGCACTACCAGGAGATATTGGAAAAGTATTCAAAAGATAAGGGCGAGAATTATGATGTTGTTGTGTATATGCCTTTGGGCGTTCTTAGCTTTCTTCTGACAACAGAAGATCTTCAAGCGTTATCGGATGTTACCGATGCAAGCATTTGGCGAGCAGTTGAGGGTTGGTATAACTATAGAGTTGAGTATACAAAAGTGCACGGACTACCGCTACCAAAACTAAGATCGGCTGCCGAAAAGGCAGGAAAGAAAATTGCTTTTTCCGTAGATGAGTAAAGCAGAATGGAATGACGCAGGCACTCATGTGGCAGGCACTGGGTATGCTGATGCCGCTTATCCAATATATGCAGCGTTATTAAGAGAGGGATTAGTCTCTAAGACACATATTGAGCATGATACACCAGAGATACCTGGTGTTGGGTATTCATTAAGAAATACTCAATTTACTAATCCTATTGTAATTAATAATATAACTCCTGAAAATTATGTGATTGGTTCTGAGTATTCAATTGGCTTTACATATTGGGAAACCAATCGTATAAGCAATGACTGGGTTGACGGAATGAATAGCATGGATGAGATCTGGACTACATCCAAGTTTATGAAAAATGTTTTTATAAAATCTGGAGTGACCAAGCCAGTGTATGCTTTTAATTTAGGGGTTGATCCAGATCTTTATTATCCTCATAAAAAAAAACCTCACAGACCGTTTACATTTCTAAGCATGGGTGGTCCTTCAACGAGAAAAAATTCTCAAATGGCTGTTGATGCATTCCTGCATCTTTTTGGTCGTGATGAAAATTATAAACTTATTTATAAGTCTAATGGACCACCAGACGCTCGCCTGCATAAAGGCACCAGCGATCATTCACCCATTCACGGGCATCCTCGTATTGAGGTTATAGATTGGAAATTAAGTGAGAGTCTTCTTTCTGCACTATACGATGAGGCAGACTGCCTATTGTACCCAACAAGCGGCGAAGGATGGGGGTTGATTCCTTTTCAAGCGATAGCAAAAGGTATTCCAACAATTTGCACCAACGCTACCGCTTGCGAGGAGTATGCAGAGTTTTCCGTTCCTCTGGATTATAAGTGGTCTAAAATCAACATGTCTGGTGTATATGACAACACTGGAGAGTGGGCAGAGCCAAGTTTTGATGATTTGTGTGATAAAATGTTGTATGTAGTTAAAAACTATGATGCTGTCTCAAATAAGACACTAGAAGGTGCTAAGTACATAAATGAAAATATGACTTGGGACAAAGTAACAAAGGACTATACAAATAGATTATGTCAAATATTGAACATGTTAAACAAAAAAGCTTAGTAGAGAAGATTAAAGATGTTGAACAAGTAGGTCTTTTGCATGTAAAAGGCTATTCAATGAGAGAGATCTCCTCATTAATGACATTACCAATTAATGATATTAAAGATTATATAGATGAATACAAATTAATATTGAATCAAACAATCCAGGAGGACCCATTTTTTCTTGAAAAAGTTCAATTCAATACAATCAAGGCTCTTACTGAATTTGATGAATTAAGTAAAGAAGCTTGGGAAACGATCAACATAGCTACCGATAACGGGATGGTTGCTGCTAGGATTCAAGCAATTAAGCTGGCTGGGGATCTTGCTACCAAAAAAGCCCAACTGCACAAGCTTATGGGTGGGAACCAAACAGATGGAGAATACATTGCCAGAATGCAGAAGGCTGAGAATGTCAATCAAATTTTATCAAAAATATTAAGAGATGTGATCTCTAAGCATCCATCAATCGCAGAAGAAGTGCGTAAGGAATTAGAAATTGCATTTGAAATAATGAACGGCGGAACCACTATGGTTAAACCTAATAGGCAGGAGATTATACAGAATGACTCAGAATTTGAGACCGATTAATTTTGCCATTGCATTTTTGTCTCATAATTTGAGACCGTTTTTTGGCGGCGTTGCATTTTCTGTCTCAGAATTTGAGACCGTTTTTTGTCGCCCTAGGGAGATTCTCTAAGTAATGTCTGATTTTCTTGGAGTCAATCTTGATTATGCAGCCTTTGATAGATTGCTTAGACAAGATGAATTTATGGAGGAACCTGTATCCATTGAAACTTTCGTTGGTGATAAACATTATCTCGGACTCCCTCCTCTATCTGATATTCAACTTGAGATTGTAAAGCATAGCACCCAAATATTCAAAGAACACACTTTAATAAAATTATATGGCGAAGAAGAAGGAAAAGAAATTTATAAGAAGTATACAGACAATGAAGTGATTTGTATGCTCGGCAAAGGATCTGGTAAAGACCATTGTGCCCGTATATCTATGGCATATACCGTATATCTATTACATTGCCTAAGAGATCCTCTTGGGTATTATGGTAAAGCTCATGGTGTATATATTGACCTTCTAAACCTTGCTGTAAACGCTCAGCAAGCTCAGAGAGTGTTCTTTGAACCATTAAAGAACTTATTGCTATCATCTCCTTATTTTAATAATGTTGGATTTGAACCTAGAGTATCTGAAATATTTTTCTTTTCTAGACCTGTAAGATTATTCTCTGGTCACTCTGAATCTGAAGGTTGGGAAGGTTATGAAGTAATGACAGTTATTCTTGATGAAATCTCAGCTTTTAAAACAGATAGTGAATTAAAAGGTGAAGTAAGATCAAAAGGATCAGCATCTGCAATCTATAACATGAGTAAGCTATCTGTAATGTCACGATTCCCAGAGATTGGTAAAGTTATTCTATTGTCATTCCCTCGCTATAAAGGTGACTTTATTCAGCAGAGATACTTTAGCTCTAGAGAAAAGAATGAACCTAAAACTTGGTCAATTAAAGCAGCAACATGGGAAGTTAATCCAACAATTAAAAGAGAGCAATTAGAATCTGAATATATTAGAAATCCAATTGAAGCTGCATCTCGTTTTGAATGTGAGCCTCCAACAATGGAAGATGCTTATTTTAGAGATGAAGAATTAGTAAGGAAAGCTTTTATATATGCAGATGATCCTATGGATGAAGAGGGTAGATATAAGCCGTGGTTTAATAATACTGATGGTCATCAGAGATTCATTCATATAGACTTAGGTTTTAAAAGAGATAGAACGGCATTGTGTATGACGCATTGTTCTGGGTTTAAAGAAATAGTTACATCAATGGGCGTTGAAAAGCTGCCAGTAATTAATGTTGATTTAATACATTCATGGAAGGCAGAACCTGGTAAAGAAATTAACTTTGCATCCGTTAGGCAGCTTATTGTTGATCTTTGCAGAAGATTTGATGTTTCCTTAGTTACATTTGATAGATGGCAATCTATTGAAATGATCCAGAGTTTGAAAGCTCAAGGCATTAATGCAGACTTTCATAGCGTTAAGAAAACTGATTATGATACATTAATGACATCTATTTACGATACAAGGCTTCGTGGATATTGGAATCATGTTCTTGTTGAAGAAGAATTGTTAAAGTTAAGATTATTTAGTAACAATAAAATAGATCACCCCAATGCTGGATCTAAAGATTTAGCTGATGCCCTTGCTGGATCGGTATTCAATTCTGTTCAACATATGGGTGTTGAACAAGAAGTTGAAATAGAAATATTAGGTATTGATGCCCCTGATGGTGAAGATTTTGAGGATTATGGTACAGTAACAGTATATAATCGTGATATGAATGCATATGTACCAGGTTTTAATAAAACACAAATTCCAATAGAGGAGGTGGGAATATGGATGGAGAATATATAGATAATGATAATGCTATTGATGTCAATAAGATCGTGCAAAATCTTGCTGCAAGGATAGCTGAATTGGTAGTGCAAAATGCAGTTTTGTCTGCACAAATTGAAAGCCTTCTTAAAAAACCTTAAAACATTTTTAAATAAAAAACACCCAAATGGTTGCAACTGGCATTTTTGTCTGATAACTTAATGTCAAGCCAAACGGCATAATCCAAACCAAAGAAAATAGGAGCATAAAATGCAAATTAAAGAAGCCAGTCACTTTCCAGTAATCTCAAGAAGTGGTCGCACATCTGCTGAATTGCAGATGATTATTGAAACATTAACCATGTCTAGTAAGACTGGAACACCGTTTTCAATTACTGCAATTGAAGCTGGTAAGAAGTATAATTCAATGCAACAAAGAATTCGTGCTCAGGCAAGAAAATTAAACCTTAATGTTGAAATTCATTATGATAAGACAAACGAAACTCTTTACTTTAGAGTTCCAAATGCCTCAGAATTTGAGACCGCTATTGCGCCTCAAGGCGGAGTTGTTAAATCAAAAGACATTAAGAATGTCAAGACGGTTGTAAGAAAAAAGTAATATAAAAATAAAAAAAGGGCTGGGAGCAATCTCAGCCCTTTTTTTTATGTATACTATAGACATGGCACTTTTTGAAACACAATCAATAGAAATCTCATCTGATCAGTTAGCAAAATGGAATGTTCTTTTTGCTATTCCTTGTTACGATCAACAAATATCAGAACCAACAATGATGAGTCTAATTAAGACTCTAATGTATTTTAGAGATCATAACATGAAGTTTGCAGTAGCAACTATTACTGATTCATTGATTAATCGTGCTAGAAACAATATGTCGGCTAAATTTATGGGTAATGAGCAATTTACCCATATGATGTTTATTGATGCAGATATCTCTTGGGAACCTGAAGATATTTTAAAATTACTATGGCATGATAAAGAAGTAATGACTGCTGCTTATCCTATTAAATCAATTGATTGGGAAAAAGTATCTAAGAATGTAAAAAATGGAGTTCCTGCTGAAGAACTTGCAGCTAAAAGTGTTAGATTTGTTGTTAACCCAGTTAAAGATAAAAGTGTTTTAAATGTTGTCAATGGTGCAATTGAAATATTTGATGCTGGTACTGGTTTTATGCTGATAAAAAGAGAAACATTTTTAAAACTTATAGAAGCCCACCCTGAATTAAAGTATGATGATGATACTGGCTCTCTTGCTGAAAATGAAAAACCTTGGACATATGCGTTTTTTAATTCTTATATTGATTCCCATAGAAATAGATTTTTATCTGAAGACTATGGCTTCTGTAGATATTGGCAGAATATAGATGGAAAAGTTTGGGTAGATCCTGGTATTACTTTAGGTCATCTTGGTCGTATGAAATATACTGGAACAATGATGTCTTTTATTGAAGAAAATGCTACTTACACTGAAAAAGAGTAAATCAGTTAGACATTCGTAAAAAAATCTAGAAGATTGTATCCTCAAAAAATGTATACTAAATTTCTACAAATATAAACATAAACATAGGCGCAGTACCTATATTATTATTTTTAGAATTTGTTATGTCTTGAGCAAAAATGTATACTCAAGTTTTGTCTATATTACATTCAAATGCGTTGGCGCAACATATGCTATATTGCAAACTATATCAAGCGCTATGTTGTTCGCTATATACCCCGATCTGTGATCGCTAACATTTTAGCTAAGATGTTACCTAAAATGTTAGCTAAAACATTCTCTAAGATCTATTGCCCCTATCAATAAATACTTTTTAGCGTGTGACTTGACTTAGCAATTCCACTATGATAGTGTGTATCTAATGCCCGATCTTTGGACAGATATTAGCATTGTTATTGGAATAAACATATTCTAATAAATAGTATAATATATCATATCTTTATCTCTATCTGAAAGGAAATTGATTATGTCTAATTCATCTGATATCTCATCTGATATCGCATCCGATAATTCATTGTTATCTAAACAAGAATTGGAATTGCTCGGTACTGAAATAAGTGCTGGTAATAAAAATTACGGTATAGTTACTCATTTTAAATATGAGTATACAAATCACGATACAAGAGTTAGTGCTGTTACTGATCTTGATTTTGAATTTGATGTCGTACAGTTATTGTCATTCATTTGGCAAATAAATTGTCGTAACGCAGGAATAGAAATTGTATATCCTGATGGTACTGATTATTCTAAAAGAAAAACTGGTCCACAAAGAAAAGCAAAAACATCTGCTATTACTGGACATTCGCAAATACATCCATCTCATTATCTAAAATAAGAAAGGGAACTATATGAGCAAAATTAATCTTAAAGATATTCAATCTAGAATAGCATCTGTTGAATATACAACTAAATCAGTGAATAATGCTATGCGTAATATCGTTATTCCTGATGGTTACATTAGCAAAAATAAAGTCAATCTCAATGATATTCAGCATCGCCTTGCTAAGCGTAAAGCAATTGATCCTGTACCAAGTAATCTTGGTGTTGATCTAATATCATTTGATACAGAATTAGAAATAAACCTAATGACATCTTTGATTAGAATTAGATATATTCGTGCTAATTCTCGTGGTAAAGTATATGATCTTACTGATGAGCGTTTATTTCTTCGTCTAAAGCGTTTAGAACAAATAAAGGTAGTCGTATCTCTACTTGAGTTAGGT